AAGCGAGGCTGGCCGCACACAACTCTCTATATATTGTGTGCGGCCAGCTTGCTCTCTCTATGGATTAAAGTTTATGAACCCGTTTCACCTCGGCAAATATATCATCTCCAACTGGTCGATGGGAAACAGTGACATTAGCCATCCGCCCGTCCAGCATAGAGAATGAAAAGGGTTGCCCCTCCTCGTTAAGTCCAAGAGCGTCTCTCAACTTGCCAAGGCCAATGTTGCGGCCCTTGCTGGTATCGAGTTTCCCTGAATCAGTGAGGTCAAGCATGATCCCCTGCTTCACGCTAACCTTATCCCGATTGCAAATACGCTTTACCTCTTCATCTTGAATTTCCCAGATAAGGTCGAGAGCCAAACCGCCCTGGCTTGGATCGTCTTTTTTCTTCCATTGGCGCAATTCCACCTTGGAGATTGAGGCGGGGTAAGTGTCAGCTGGGCAAGGGGTGATTTCAGTGTCAAGGGTGGTGTTGATTTCGGTGTTTAAGAAGTCGTTTACATCAAACATGATTTAGCTCCAATTTTGAGTTTTGAGTTGAATTGATTTTCCACTTGGGCTTGATATTGCTTAGAGTTGTTTGTATCGTTCCGCTCGGTTCCTCCATTTATCAATTATCAGGGCAAAGTCTTGGGAATTAGTTCCAGAGAGGGGAAGATTGCGGGTCTTCACATCTGCTTGAGGATTGCTAACATCCCAGTACCACTTGTTTACATTTCTAACGCAGAGAATAACATCGGAGAACATTGGCGGGAGCTTGGGGGGGAGTTTCACCCCAAGAGTGGATATTGAAATCTTCGTCCCGCCAAGGATCACATCAACTTCCCGCTCCACATGAGCAATCAACACGGTGTGGCAGATGCAATTATCACACAGCCCCCGCAAGAAGTTTTCCAACAGGTTTTGAGCAAGCCCCCAATCCTTTTGATCTCTATCGGCTTTGCCCCCCACCACACTCTTCATGGCGGCATTGCCCAGCCCCGTCAAGCCATCAATAACAATAGCTTTATCAACTCCAAAAGAATCAACACATCCATAGCGGCCTCCCTTGTCATCCACCACATCGTTGAAGGTGCGGAGGAATTTTTCAAATTGATTGTACTTGGATTTGTTCGGGTCAGTGACCTTTTTCAATGCCTCGTATGATAGCTTATTTACTAAATTAACGCTATCAGCCATTTCAAGCCAACTTGCGCTTGGGGTCTTGACACGGATTATATGCAGGTTGGCTGGAATGGGGAGGTCTCGATCTGCCCAGAATCCGAGCAGCGATTCGGTTCCACTCTCAAAGGCAAAATAAAACACTTCTATCCCCGTTTCCACCAGCGTACCGATTGAATGGGTCTTGCCAGTTCCCGCTGGCCCCATTAACATTACATTCACTCCAGGAAACTGGCTAGCGCCTTCAACTTTTTCCATTCTCACTCCTTTCTATTTGCTTGATCATTAATAATATCTCCCGATGCAAGAGCTCCAACGGGAGGCCCAGGTTGCGGCGGGGGAGATAGGTGTCCCAGATTGAGCCAGGGATACATCGCTGAGCTGTAGCGGGTTGGCATCTGGAACAGCATCCTCCAAGCGATAGCCACAGCCGTTCCCCATCCAGCACCTCTCTCGCAAACACATCTCCACAAAACATACAAAAATGGGCGTGATTGAAGGAGCCCTCCGGCCACTCGATGGGAAGTCCAATATACATCTTCCCCTCCACGATATAGGTGCGGCTTGCTATTTCCAACTTGCTTCCCACTCCTCCACCGGAACCTCTCGATGCTGCATAGGATCCCACACCCGCCTGGAGAACTCGCTATCCAACACCTCCAGTGCAATATCAGGGCGGCTCTTACATACATGACGGAACTGGCACCCCCCGTATTCGTTACAAGCATAGTTGAGATTGTATCCCCAGTCCCCAATGGAGTGGCAATTCAACATTTCGATAATAGTGCGCTGGGTTTCCTTCTCCCATCGCTCAAGCTCCCATTCACTTCTATATGTGATGGCTTGTAGAGTGTCATACTTGGTCTTGAGAATGGAGACTCCTCGCACCAGCGTACCGGATACGGGGATGCCGGCTTGACGTGCCGCCCAGCTATAGCCAGTGAATTGACTTCGCAAGTCCCATTGGTATAACCAACTGTTTCCTAGCTGGCTGGTGGTTTTATCATCCAGCAACATGCGGGCACCAGCGAACTCCACCAGCATATCGGCTCGACCGGAAAAGATAAGGGGGTCTCCGGATAGAGGATGGAGAAGTGGGAGGGGTTCGGCGAAAGAGAACTCGATTCCCCGCTTACCATTGGGGAGTTCGATTGGCTTGGCCGTGTCGAACCCTAGCGGGTAGTTTGCGAAATAGAACTCCAGGGCACCAAGCATCCGATCGAGGGATTTGGCACTCCCCGCTGGACACTCGAAATCCCCATAGGTTTCCATCAAGGCCCTGGTCCCCTTGGCTTCGCTATCCTCAACACTACACCCCACTTCGAAAAAGGCTTTGCGGGCCACCTCTAGCCCCTTAGCATAGGCTCCGCCAGCTCTCAAATGCACGGATTCCTGCTTGGGTTTATAGTGCAGGATATAGGTCATATAGAATCGACGGGGGCAAGAGTGGAAATCCGCAAGCATGGAGCTATCAATTACATGCGGGAATGGGGGTGGAGGAGATGGATTGATTCTTGGGTTCATAGCAGGTCCTCCAGCATCTTGTCGCTGTCGATTGGGGTGGATTTGGCTTTGCTCTTGCTAGCGGCGGCGGGCTTGCTTGCGCTGGCCACTCGTTGCGCTCGAAGATGAGCGATAATTTCCCTGGATTCCTCCAGGGTGAGGGTTCCGGCGAGCGCCTTACTCCTCCACATATCCAGTTTTGATTGAAGGTCTAGTTCCATTTCTATTTACTCCTTCCCAGGAACAGTTTGTCGGTTGCCCGAGTGCAGGCTACATAGAGGCACTTGAAAGCCTCTTGCCTATCCGAGTTCCCCAAAATGTCGTTCCAATCAACATAGGCTTCTCGATAGGTGGAACCCTGCGCTCGGTGTGCTGTTATTGCATAGCCGTGCTTGATTTGATGAAATGTATCCATGTATTCCCAGAACTCTTTCCAGAGCTTGGGGTAGCCTCGAGCCGCATCGCTTTTCTCCTTGCGGATGCGCTCGAAGATTGGGGCGCTCGAAGGATGCACCAATTGAAGTGTAATTCGCCGGTTGGTGTCAAGCATCACCTGGAGCATGGTGCAGAGGATTGGGTAGCTGGAATGCTGGGAGGTGGAGATATCCTCAATCTCCCCCTCCTCGTTGGTATTTGCAAGCAAGTCCCCGTTCTCGTCCATGGCAGGGGCAGTGAGCAGGATTCGATCACCTGGAAGCCATTTGAACTTATCAGCCTCTATAAAAAGCTCCCTCCGGATAATAGTGTTGAGCTTGTCAACGGTTATGTTGCGCCAAGCGATTGCTTTCACGTTTTCCCCGAATTGCTTGGAGCGGGCGGCGGCCTGGAGGCGGGGGATGAAGTCTCCCTCACAATTCCACACCCCTTCCAAGGAATCATTGTCGCTAGCGATAGAGAGGCTAGGGGCTGGATGATAAACCTTGTCCCGAATGGAGGTGGCAAAGCGCAATAAGGCGTTGTCGAATCGCATCACCTGCTCCAGTTCACAACGCTCTTGAATAGACTCCCAAACGGGGCTTGCCAACTCGCCAACAGGCGGGAGCTGATAGCGGTCTCCCATGAATATCCAGCGAATCTTGCGATATTGTCCTGCCGCCCTTTCCACCTCCGCCCAGAGTTGACTTCCCATCATGGATACCTCGTCCACGATTATCAAGTCCACATCCTTGAGCTTGATTTGGTTGGCTGATTTGAGTTTCTTGACCTCCCCACTCGCCTCAAGCCGCAATCCCAGCAAGCTAAAGGTGGTTTTACAAACGGGGTAGAATCCTGGAATCTTGATTGTATCTTCAAGCACCTTCACCGCCTTGTTAGTGGGTGCGGTGAACACGATGGAGCTCTTGGGGAATCGACTGGCAAGGGTTTTGATGCAGGTGGTTTTTCCCGTTCCGGCGCTTCCTGATAGAAGGAAGAAGGGGGAAGGGGGATTGGGATGGTGGATAAAGACCTCCATCCGGCGGATTGCTTCTAGCTGTTCAGTGTTTAAATTCATTCAGGTTCCCCTTGCCCTTTCGGGTGTCGATTTGCAATATCGAGGAAGGCCTCTACATCTGGCCAGCCCCCCTCTTCTCTATCAAGTTGTTGATCCTCCATATCTCGCTCAATCAATCGCTTGATATAACGACTCCAAGCCCCGTGTGGGACTCGGCCCTCGAGTTGGCTATAGAGGTGAATATCTACCTGAGCGACCAGCGTTTCAGGAATGGAGATGGTTTTTTCAATCGGGCGAATTGTTAGTCGTGGCTTGGCCATCCCGCCTCCTCCAAGAGCCGTTGCTCTTGTCTGCTATCCAGCTGCTTGGCGTCCTGGAGAAAGCCAAGGGCCATTGTGATATCCCCGTCGGCCAGCTCGATATAGCGATTGAAGTGGGCCTGGAGGATTTGGAAGCCATCTTCCTCTCGCCGGCAGTTGTGGATATGGGCCTCGATGCTATCTACAACAGTTTGCCTGGCAGACCTTGCTTCCGTGTAGAGCTTGTTGTAGCTTGTCCAATCTTCCATGTCCCGCTCCCATTTAGCAATCTCGGCACCGCAAGCGTTATATGAATCGCTGGATGGAAGGGAGAGCCGCTCGAGCTTTGGGAACTCCCAACTGGAGGGCTCAATGGGATAATACCGTGCGGAAACCCCGTATCCATCAACCCCCACCAGCTCCGTTTCTTGTAGAGTTTCTAATATATCCTGGGCAAGAAGTTTATCCTTGATATAGAAACCGCCAAGCTTATAGATATAGTGTTCTGGAAGGGTTATCCGCTTGGGGGCTGGCGGTGGGGCTGGGGGGAGAAGTGGGGCTCCTTCCAGTGCGCAGGTATAATCAATTATATCCTCGATCTGCGCTGGGGTTAAGGCAAGCACCTCTTGCGAAGTGTAACTGTCAATGGTTTTGATTTTCATAATTCTACTGGCTCCTCTATAGATAAGGGTAATCTTGCGGAATAGAACTTAATTTCCGACTCCTCGAACACTTGCTCCTTGACAAATGATTGACAAAAGCCACAAGCCTTTATCGGGCGAGAGGCGAAGGTGAAGCGCAATGGGATGCTGGGATCAGCGGTTTCCACCTCCTTCCAATGGATCAGGCTACCGCATCGTTGCTTGGATTTCTCAAGCAAGCGGATAAACACCTTGGGGTGCTGGGCGCCGCATTGACACTCGGCCTGCTCCCACATGGATATGGTATAGAGCTTCTCCATCTCGATCTCTCGAGCCTTGATCTGGAGGATGGTTAGCTCGACCTTTGTCCGATCCGAATCAAACCCTCTTGAGCATTTCTGCTTAATGTATTGGCGGCTCTCTGCCATTAACTCGTCCAGCTCATCTAACACCTGGGCCTGGGCACTTTCTTCCATGTTTAGCTCCTTTCTATAAGTTGTTGATTTTGCGGTGAAATTATTTTCCCGTCGTATTAATATATAATAATCCAACGGGATTAAACTGGCAATGTTTATTTTGGAGCTAGATAGGAAATCGGGGAGTGGAAATAGAAACCCCCCATCAATACAATAGACTTGATGGGGGGAGGTTGAGAGGCAACCCAGGGCTAGCGCCTTGAGCTGTGTTGGGGGGTTGGTTTATGCGAGCTCGTCCAGCATTGAATCAGTGTTCACACCCTTGGCGGCGTGCTTCTCGGCGTCGATGCGGGCGATGATCGGCTGAATTTTTGGGTTGTTGCGCAGGGCAATCTTCTCTCCCTGAGTCTTACTAGCCAGGAAGGTTTTGATGGTTGCCAAATCCTTGCCAGTGTGGATAACCAGGGCCTGGGCCAACACGCTGGTGCCCGCCATTCCGCCACGCTCCCGATTCTGGTTCCAATCGCCATTGGCCAGGCGGGTTGCCAGATTCTCAATAGCCAGCACGCAATCCTCAACATCGGCGAGGCCGGCAATCTCGTCCTGAACTTTCTGGCCGAGGCCGTGGATAGCGGCCTGGTTTAAAAGCTCCTGGGAAAGGGTGAAGGAGATTGACTCTCCATTGCGGAAGTCGAGACGGGCGA